AATGGACGGAGGAAGAAGACGAGACTTTGATGAAAACGCTATGCGATGCGCAGGTTATTGATGACGCGCTTGTCGCTTCGTGTGCCGCCGCGCATCATCGCACACCCGAAGGCATTCGCGCGCGCATCGAAGTAATCGCGCTGCGCTTGTTTGATGCAAAAGTTGCGCCCGCGGATATCAGCGCGCAGACTGGTATTCCTGTCGAAAAAATACACGCACTCTGGCATGCGCGCGAAGATGCGCGACACATCGCGCGCGTTCGCAAAGTCAAGGCGTATCTTGCGGAGATGTCCGATGCGCAAGTCGCGCAGATCTTCAAGGAGATAACAGAGTCGCGCGTGTAGGGTCTCGCGCGTGGCTGGATTGCATAATTGCTCCGCTTCGCAATTATGCGAGCCACGCTGCGCCCCTACAACCTCGTGTAGAGAGACTCTTGGGTGCTACTCTAAATTGAATTTTTATGCATTAGATATCCGGAGAAGTTGCGCAGCTCTCCTTACCATGGCTCTTTACAGCACGTACGAACCGTTGGCTGAAGTGATTCGCATGATGTACGACATAACGCGCTTTCACTGCCTCGCGAAGCGCGCAACTCTCGCGCATGCCAAATGCGCAATACAGATCTTGTATCCGTTCAATGTGACTGTATCGACTGTTCCATTAACGACGCCCAGCGCCGACTACTGGAAATGTGACCTTGACGGCGTTAGGTGCGCGCTCAAAACAAATGCCCCGTGTGCGCCATCGCGCATGCAAGTGGAGGTTGCAGTCGCGCAATATCTGTGTCGCGCCATGTCGCACATCCGCGCGAATGGAATCGAGCGCGGATTCAATCACAAATGCGCGAAAATCTATTACATCATGTACGCAGCAGGAGCACTCGCGAATTGCGCGCGTCACTCTTGCATTGCTCCGGATGACATCACATCGGCGTGCAGATTGATAGAATACGACGCTGAAACTCCATGCGATGTTTTCATCGCCGACTCGGCAATTCAATTCGCCGAGAAATTCGCAAAAGGTTTGATGCTTCCGATATCTACACATGCTGCCGGTCGCATTGTTATTCTTAAAAGATATCATCCCGAACTATTCCCGGCAGAAAAAGAAATCATAGTGATCGATGATTAATGCGAGCGTCAAAGTGTGTTTTTTATGTCTATTATTTCATCGACACGCGCGAAGAGTTGCGCGAATGTCCCATCGTTCGTAATAACATGATCAGCCGGAATTGTTGCTGCCTCTTGCTCGCTGACATGCGCGCGATTCGCAGAAGAAATCGAACCAGTCGCGCGCTCTACGCGAATTGTTGTGATAGAAATCGCGGGGTTTTCACGCGCCATTCGCGCGAAGTACTCGTATTCCGCGAGCATGCGCACATCTGAGATGATAAGCACGTCGATTTCGCGCGAGTCAATAAAGTGCTCGCGCACATAATCGCACCATACATCGCGCGAAAGATTGCGCCGAACTACATCGGTACCGATTTGCTGCAGAAGTGTGCGGATCTTGAACGGTGCACCTGCGAATTGTGGCAGGTCCGCGCGTTCTTCTTCCTTGCGCGCGATATCGTAGAAGTCCGCGAGTGGGATATCAACACCGTAAAAGAGCGCGACAAGTTGACGACATATTCCCTTGAGCGCGTCAGCAAGCGCGACTTTCCGCGCGACTTTGTCCGTCTGTTCGATGTATCGCGCGACTATGTAATCCGCGATTGTATCCTTGCCGCTGTGGGCGAGACCGGTGATCAAGATAATGCGCATGATGAAGCGTATAAGTCTACATCGCGGTTTCAAATTTGAACACCGTTTGCAAATAAATATGAAATGCGAGATATGCGCGAAGTATTCGCGGTCTTTGTTTGCGGTTGCATTGTGTTGCCGATAATCGCGCGAGAGTTTGCGCATATCCCATACATGCATGTAGCCATTGTATATCTCGCGACTGTTGCAATAATCGCGTGTGCAATCCGCGAGCATGAACGAGACGCGCGCGATTAGCCAAGAAATGCGATATTGTGATCGATTTTTTCAATGAGTTCAAAGCGTCCGCGTATTGCAAGTTGCGTGACGAGAACCGGTCGAACATGTCGTATTGCTTCCGCGGACATGCGAGATGCATTGATATTTCGCACGCATTCAATGACATCGTCATCGCTTCCGTTGCGCGCGATGATCGCCATCGACACATTGATTGTGCGCGGAGTAACAACGCACGGATCCTCACGCAAAAGGAAACTGCGAATGCAACAGTTGCAAATCGCGACAATGACACATAATTCGCGCGCATGCGGAATGCTGAGAACGACTTCGTGGTCCCTGCGCGCGATGACGACTGCGCAACTCATGCAATGCGGATGCGTGGTGATATCTTGTTCAAGCGGATAATCCAAATAACCGCGCGTACATACTCGCGCAAAGTTATCGAGACATCGCGCGCATGATAAAAACAGCGTGATGCTCGATGCGAAACTTGGATCATCCGCCATGAACAGAGGAAATAAACGTTGCGTTGCTGCGCACATTGAGGGATCATCAGTGTGATTCGCGCGGATGCAAGACATAAAAAGTTCGCGTGCGCGCGTGTGAATCGCGCGCGACTCGATGTTCGCGCGAACACTGAAGAAGGTCGGGAGATTGTACGTAGTTGCGCATGTTGCCGCGAGATTCGCGCGATCACGCGGCGTCAACCAGCGCGCGATAATGCGCGCGATGTGATCGCGATTCATGGGGGACGATATATTAGTGAGTTAGTCGCGCAGCAACAAGAGCGGCGTGAATGTCACTTTCGAAAACCCACATAAACTCAATCGAGAGATCCGCGCGAGTTATCGACTTCGATACGTCCCTACCAATGGATTGCAACGCTTCTCGCATTGCTCGTTTCGATGGATTGATAGGATCCATGAGAACAGGTGCTGTGCCTGGGCGAGTTGGGGTTATTTCGATGTAGATCTGCCCACTCTTTGTCTTATACACGGCTATGGTGTACATCGCGCGCGAGTATCTATGTGATGCAGGGCGCAAATTCAAAAAACACCGTGCGTTTGTGCGTCACTCTTGCTGCCATTCGCGCGCGAGCCACTCGAGATTTTTTGCACCACCACGTTCGTGCGCGACTTCGAGAAGAGTTGCGGAATCATCCGCGCATGGTTGACACTCATGTGCAAGTTTACATAAAGCTTCATTGCGCTTCTTCGCGGCGCCGATAAGCATCTCGCTGCCCGCGAATACATGTGTGGGATCCAGCGCTCGTATGAGTTGGCACATTTCAAGACTTCCACTACGTGCGGCTGATTGCAACGCAAGGTCGAGCGCAAATTCGCGGTCAGCGGGATGACACCATCCAAACGTCGCGCGACACAGACTCTCTCGTTTGCTTAGAGGTGCGGTCGTGAGCCCGAAACTCGATACAAAGTCAGGACGTTCAGTGACGATCCATTCATGGAGAAGTTCCGCGACATCCTCATTGCCATATTCGCATGCGCGCGTGAGTGCGCGATCAAAGTATTCAATGCGCGCATCACCAAGAGCTGCTGCGCGAACCGCGCGCATGAATGCTGGAGTTCCGCGCTCTGCAGCGGCTGCAAAGACAAGTTCCCAATCGATGGGATCAAGCGCGCAGAATTCGCGCGCTTTGTCGAACATCTGCAAGTTTCCGCTGCGTGCCGCGAGAAAGACGACATCATGCGCAAAGTCAATCGAGATTTCGCGCGTCATTCGCGCGTGATCATTCAACAAGTGTGATAACCGCGATACATCACCAATCAAAGCAAGCGCCCGCAAAACATCGGGCCAAACTGAAAGGTGCAGATCTTTGCGCGCCCACGCAAGCGCAAGCGTGATGAGATCATCGCGAGCACCGCGCGCGGCTCCTTCGATCATTGGCGCATAAATACACATTTCATTGCGCGCGAGGATCACCTCCCAGCGCGCGCAGTGCGCATCACACGCGAGTCGTATAAGTGTGCGATTGTTCCATTCGTGCGCGAGCTCACATATATCACGATGACCTCCGCGTGCTCCGCGCCGCGCAATGTGCATCGCAATGCTCATCGACATATCGCGCGGTGATTCATCGGTGCGCGACATATCAACCGGACCTAACCAATGCGCGATTATGTATTTGCATGTTGCGAGTTGTCCATGAAGTGCCGCGCATTTGATCGCAGCTACTGCGTCAGTTGCACCAGCCGCACGCGCACGTTCGAGAGTCGCGCGATCACCGGAGCGCGCAGCTTGCTTTAGAAGAACGCGCGGATCTACTGGATCCATTGTATACTCGGCGAATACAATTTCAATTGTTCGTACCTTCATGTCTCATACTTTTGAATCACAAATTCGTGAAATATAATGTCGCGCGAACCTGGGATGTGTCGCGCTTGTGGTCGCGCAGTCGAACCATATTGTATGTCGCGCGTTCGTTGCTGCGAATGTGCGGAGATAGCGCGTGGTGCTCGGTTTCTTTCTTCTTCCGGCACATGCGCATATTGCGGTAAGTTCGCCCCGAGTTTGACTCGCGATCATATCATTCCGCGCGTAATCGCGCGTGACATCGGCGGTGCGGAGAATATCGCGCTTGTTTGCGACGATTGTAACAAACAAAAAGGTAGCCTTCTCATCGAAGAGTGGCTCGCGCAATTACCAGCGGATGCTCCGCAACACATTTACGCCGCGCGATTTGTGCAATAAAAATGGCACATGATGGTGCTTTTTATCTAACTCGCGCCATTATGATTGAAGTTTTTGATAAAGTTTGCATTGGTCGCATTCGCAACCATCGATTGTCACATGTCTCTCATGTATCGGATGCATACATAGCACACCGAACACTTCCACGATATTCGCGATATTCGCGCGAATGCATATGTCGTGCACAATCCATCCATTGCCTCCGCGCATTGCATGCGGAATAAGCCGAGCCCATGGAATATCGGGTATGCGTGAATGTGCAACAGTAATCTTCCACGTGCAAACATCACCACTTCCGGCGGCCCATCCGAGTGTGCGAAATGTTACGCGCGGAATGTCAAGATCGAAGAAAGCAAGGAGAAGCTCGAGAATTCGCGAATTACCATACCTTGCCGCATTATTTATCTCTAAACAACAATCACACATTTCGCGATAGAAATGCAAGTCTGGAAGCTCACGCAACAAATCATACGCGAACCAACATATGTCTGCATGATTACCCAATGCAGCGCCTCTTAGAATGTACATGATCGCTGTGTACCGGTCTTGTTCAGCGATTCCACGAAAGATGTATTGGCAAACTTCGAGATTTCCACTATATCCTGCACACTGCGACAATATGAACCAATGCCCCGGTGGCTCAATTGGGCGCGGTTGTGTTGTTAGTCGCAATATATTAATGAACTTGCACATCGTAAGATTACCTGCTTCAGTTGCGCCTTCCATTGCAATTTTGTGACTCGCGCCGTGGGATAAGGCGACTTTGCATGTCACGTAATCTCCAGTGCGCGCGGATTCAGTCGCGATTATTTGCCACATCTTACTTTCATCACCAATAGGTGGTCCATACTGCATTGCGATTTGATCAACAGTTGCGCGGCTTTGCATTATGTCGCGACAACATATCACAATTTTGAGATATTTCGTCATCATTTCATGCCATCCACACGCATGCTTTGCGTGAAGCTCGCGGAATAGCACGATTATTGCCTGCGAATCGCAGAGTATCGGCGCGCTTTTTTCTAAAATATCGCATGCTCGAATATCGCTGCAGTCATCATCCCATGCGATGATATCGCGCGCGACTTCTTCATGCCCATGTTCGAGAGCGCGCGATATCGCATCTGTGCGCTTGAGCACTATTTTTATTTGTGCGTCGCACGACCATGCATACGACCATTCGCGAATGAGCGCGCAAATGTCGCAGCGACCCTCTGCGGCCGCGGCGCACAACGCGCGATTGTAATTCAACATACAGCGCTCGCGCAACACGCGCAAATATGAGACATCGCCGGCGATGATGGCATCGCGCGCGAGATCATCTGGCGACTTATTTGGATTACTGCGCGAGATTCGCGCGGACCATATGCGCGATGCACCACGCAACCCCGCGACAAGGCGCGAGTCAATAGCGCCCCCGCAATAATGCGCGATGAATTCATCCATAAAGAAGCTTGGTGATGCATCGTAGAAGAGCGATAGGGTATCCTCCATATTTGTATAACGTTGCGCACGAGATTCAAAAAAATGCGCACATTGTTTATGCGTCATCATCCATCGCGCCGATATCGCGAACTGTCTCTGGAACACCCGCGAGTTTTTGCCTGCGCTCAATCCATTCGCGCGCGAGTGCCGCGACATCTGTGCGCTTGTGTTCCTCGGCGATTTTGAGCGCTGACCTGAACCTGTGTGCGCCATGGTCGCGCGCGAGTTTCGCGAGCGCTGCGTTTCCATTGATTGCGGCGCGCTCAAGGACAACTTCCCAATCGACTTTTGAGAGTTCAGAAGTGATTTGAAGTTCGCTGAACGTCAGAACGAGATCGATAAATCCTAAATCTTCTGGTTCTGTCATGTGATCAGCCATGATTCCGTGCGCCGCTGCGATTATAACTCTGCGCTTCGCACCATCGATTGTCAGATACTCATCTGCGTAATGACAAATAAGACCAATCGAGGCGATGCATGCGGTATCGCGTATTTCGAGTTTAGAAAGATCAGAGTAACGCGATTTGTTCAAGTCCGCAACGAACCGTTTGATCGCGTCGTACAACGCATCAAATCCATAGTAGTAATCGGGTCCGGCACCAATCTTTGCCGCCATTTCTTCGATCATGCACCATGCAATGTGAGATATTTCGCTCATTTTGTTCGATTGAAAGTACCAAGGATGAGAGAATTCAAATTTGTAGGGGCTCGCGCGTGGCTGGATTGCAGGATCGCTCCGCTTCGCTTCGCGATCCTGCGAGCCACGCTGTGCCCCTACAAGTCGAGCCTTCGGCTCTCCTGGCTTCGCCACCTCGTAGCAACATGAAAAAACATACCACCAGTGCTCATTGTTCATCATGCCTGATATCGCGTATGATCAATGGTGGCAACGAAGCGATGCGATCCGGTGAAGATGTCGCGATCCATTCGCGCAGAAGTGCGCAAATTTCGGGATGCATTCCGCGTTCCGCGCCTGCGAGCGCGGCTTCATACATGCGCGCGCCTTTGACATGCGCGAGTTTCACGCGAACAATGTCGCCATGACTCGCGGAATTCATGAGCATGAGGTTCCAATCCGCACCAAGCACCGCGAGACATAATAGACTCTCCGAGTATTCGACGAGCGCCGTCATCAATGACACGGCATCACTATTGATTAGTTCAGACCGTGAAATTCAACGTAAAACGTATCATTTCACACATACAGATGTGATGAATAAATCCACAACACCTGCTTTTAACGGAGTGGTCTACCTCCGGGTAACAAGAAAGTGATAAGGAATGCCGACCAAATAGCGACAGTCATGAGTCTTGGCTCTCGAGACACAACCATCACTTCATAGTCATGCATCTTATGTCCCTTTCCATACGATACATATATTGCTTATTCCTTTAGATGAAGGGCACATGATACATTTTTATATATTTTTTATGAGCAGTGTATGTATCGCCACTATGTGTGAATGAGTGCAAATCACCATCGCGCACGATCGCAACTTTGCGACTAATGCGAAAACCAACTGTGACGCTCATGAAGTCATAGTACGTGATATGAAACTCGAATGGAATGCTAAAGACAGACGAGAGGTTTATCATATCAACTTCAAACTCAGAAACCGCGCGCGCAACAAAGCGTCCGCGCGCACCATCAAATATGTACGTGTTAGTATCTCCATCGACAATGATATCTCCGCGGACCATTAGATCTGGATGCGCGATATATCTCGCGACCCATCTATGCGCTGTCTCGCATTTAATTTCGCATTGTTCTGGACCGCGCGCGGATGCGAAGAACATACGCGCGTTACCATGAGGTGGCGCATCGCGCACGCGCGATTCAAGGTTGAGCAAGAACTTGTATGCGACGCGCGCATCGGGCATCACTTTGCGCGGCGCGAATTTCTTATGTGAGAATCGCGCGCGAATCGCGACTTCCCATAGAGGCGCGACAAACTCGCGCATGCGCGCGCATGTCTGAGACAGCGCGAGTTGCTCGCGCGTTTCGAGAAAGTCCACAATGTGTTGCATAATGAGAGCTATGAATTGAGCCATGGTATTCATTTTGTATGCAAAAATGAATATGAACCGTGCGAATACATACGAATGGATACATACGTTAGAGCCGTGTTTCCGCCTGCAACGGATGCTTTCGCGCGCAACGAGGTGCTTCTGATCAATCACGCGATTCGCTCGCATACATTCGTCGGGAAATCTGCGATATTCGCGCGCGACTTGAACAATGTGATTACACCCGAGCATATCATATTGCTTATCATGCACGGTGACGTTCATGCATTCGCAATGCTCAAAGACATAAACCATATTCATATTGCGGTGTTATTCGCGCGCGCAACAAGACTTTCGGGAATCGCGGCGTGTACCGAACATCGCATACAATACGCACTTCGCATATTTCGCGCGCAAGCCGGAGCGATTGTCGCTGCTCTTGCGGAGTTCGAATCGTACGATTATGAAAAGTCGCGATCGCAGTTCGTATCCGCGCGGAAAGTCGCGCAGTATTATGACGCATTGAATCACAATTTGTTTATTCGACAACTCGCGGCGGAATGTGCGTGGAATTCGTTTGTTGTTCTTGATGTCTTCGCGGAACTCATGCGCGCAACTGATCCGCGCGCGGTTCTCGCGGAAATCTACGGTCGTCGCGCGGCACAAATCGCGATTGCTGCGCACGATATGCAAATGCGATTGGCGTGTGACGACATCCTCGCGGATCCATGGATGACTCTTGAATCGTGTAATATTGATGCTCGACTCGCGCGAACTTTTGCATGCGACGAACTCATACGCGCGATTTATGAAGTTGTGATTTAATTGATGTTTTTTGCAAAAAACATCAATTAAACTGCAAACCATACGCGCTTTCTTGCTTGGTAACGATGCGAATACTGGTATGTTTCGCATATCGCATAAGGTCATTAATATCTAAGAACGCGCGCGGGACATGTAATGTGTATCTCGTGCCACCATATTCGAGTTCGCAATGATCACCCGCGTCGCGATGGATCATCACAGCACGCGTGTAGTTCGCGAGGTTCGGGTCAATGTAAAATGATGCTCTATCAAAGGAATCTACGAGGTCCTTAAAATATTCGATACCAAATTCAATGCCAATTTTGATTGTAATTGGTAATGTGATTTCGATATTCCCCCAATGACTTGCGTTTGCTTGCATGTCTCGCGCATACACTCCATCAAACATGTAGAAATACTCGCCGTGCCTGACGACATGTATAATGTCTCCGCGCAACATCAATGAATTTTGTGAGACGTAAATGATTTCTTTTATAATTCCACCGTGCGATACGGCGGATATCGCGCGTTCTCGCGATGCTTCCACTTCTTCTGGAGCAAGAAACAAGCGAGCACTATGCGTCACGGCACGCGCGCGATTCGCGCGATCTTCGAGCAGGAGCAAGAATTCGCGCGCGTTGTACTCGGGTTCGCGCGCGATGAATGCGGGTTGCGCGATTTTATGCGGAAACTGCGCGCGAACTTGCGCGCGCCATGCTTCATGTGATGAGATCTCGGCGCGGTTGCGCGCGCATGTCTGCGAAAGTGCTTGCAAATCGCGAGCGCCTAGAAATCGCGCGATTGTTTCTGTGCGCAACATTGGCTTTATAAAAATCAACAATATATTCAAATTTCTTATCGGTACCACTCTGCAGGCATTACAAAATGCGAAGAATCGGTACAATCGCGCACACAAAGCACGAATACGATGTCATTATCGATGGCCTCCTTTATTGTTTCGAACGTGTAATCCTTGTCAATAAAGATATCACATCGATCATCGCATTCAAATGTGCACATATCCGTATGCGAAGTCACGCGAAGACGCGCGCGTTTATCTATGCGCACAATGATATCGCACGGGCTCGGAAGATCGAAATAATAATCTACACAAAACTCGAGAGGAATGCTGAATACTTCGCAAAGATCGAGATATTCCCACAAATAATCCCACCGTTTCTGCTGGATGGGTCGCAGCACCATGCCATCATATATGTATTTGTTCTGTGTCACATCATCGATGATGATATCCCCGCGAAGTATTAAGTCGCGATCCGCAGCGATGCACGACATAATATTGTCACCTGCATAATGATAGATTCGCGCGCGATTTCTACCGTATGTAATTCTGTCTTCGAGAAGCAAGAGAAAGTTGCGCGGATTGCATTGCTCAACGCATTGTTTGTATGGGAACCGCGCGCGAACCAAGGCGTGCCATGCATCGCGCGTGCCGAATGAGTTGCGCATTCGCGCGCATGTCTGGGACATCGCGCAGATATCGCGCGCTCCAAGAAACTGCGCGATGGCACTATACATGGAATATATGGCGTTATAAATTCATTTTTGCATTGCGCAAAAAATCGTAACTTCTATGCGAATTCCAACTCGTATCCATTGGGTCGTTTGCGTACGATGCGCGCGCGAGTATGCGATGCGTAACTCATGAAATTATCGATATTGACGGATTTTGCTGGTCTTATGATGTAGTGTACATCACCGTATTCAAGTTCGCAAAAGTTATCCGCGCCATGATAACATGTTACGAATCCGGTACATTTTGTATCGATGTAAATGTATGCGCTCTCAAACATGTCAATGAGTTCCGTAAAATAGCCAATATCGAATTCGATACCGATTTTGATTGTGATCGGTAATTCTATGGAGTATTTCGCATTGTAACTTATTGATGTGCGCTGTATGCGTGCATATACTCCGTCGAAAATACAGAAATAGCGATCGTCATGACTCGCATCATGAATGATATCTCCGCGCAAGATTAGTGAATCTTGTTGTACATAAATGATATCTGTGATAATTCCATCTATCGATACACATGAAATCGCGCGCATCGGTGATATCTCAACTTCTTCTGGTGAGAGGCGCATGCGCGCGTGATGCGTGATTGCGCGCGAATTTCTCGCGCGATCTTCGAGTAAGAACAGGAACTCGCGCATATTGTAATCAGGCGCGCGCATGATGAATGCAGGTTGTTGAATTTTGTGCGGAAACCGCGCACGTACCGAGATGCGCCATATATCGAGCGAATTGCACACCGCGCGGTTGCGCGCGCATGTCCACGATATCGCGCAGATATCGCGCGCACTAAGGAAGTTCGCCGCGTGTTGCATGATGATATGTAATGTTAAGCAAATTCAAAAAATCAGTCAAATAACTCGAGATGATATGTTGCGCAATTGCGCGGTTGCGTGTAAAAGTCATGACAAGTCATTGCACTCCAAGACTTGAAGAGATCTGCGTGTGTGTCAATGATATATGTTTTGTCATCATGCGAGAATGTCATTTTTGCGTCATTGATCTTCTCATATTTTACGCGATCATCGATCTGGAATCCGATATTGCATCCGCGCCAGATGCCGCGACCATAATAAGTTATGTCAAACTCGAACGGAATATTGAACACAACTGCGAGTGATTGATATACTTCATTGATGCATGGAACATGATGGCAACGGTAACCATCAAAGATGAACATTCGCGCGCGATCATCGATCAGAATATCTCCGCGAATGATGAGATCCGCGCGAGGAACATATAACATCCCGAGTTGATGGTGCTTGAAAACATGTTCATCACATAAGATATGATCCCAATTATCGCGCGGTTCGAATGCCGCAAGAAAACGCCGCGCTTGACCATGTGGTGGTGCATCTGCGACGCGCGATTCCAAGATAAGTAAGAATTTGAGTAATTTTTGCCATCTTTCGAGCATCGGATCATCGCATTCGGTGCGTTTTTTATATGGGAATCTCGCGCGGAGTTGCTCCTTCCATCCACCGACCAATAGCGGAAAACGTATACGCGCGCATGTCTGCGATAGTGCGAGCAAATCGCGCGCACTTAAGAAATCTGCGATATGTTGCATGAAGTTCGCGATGATATATGAGGATGTCATGCGAATCATTTTTTGCGAAAAAACGCGCGACTTACTCCGGTTAGAATGGCTCAATATGATGAATATCGCATCCATATTCTTGCCATCCATATGAAAATGCGCGGTTGGTCTTGATGTATTCGTAAATCTTATCAACCTCATCGCGCGCATTTCGCGAGCACCTGATAGCATACGTAGTGCCACCATGAGTAAAATCGCAACAGTAAGACCATGTACGGTAATCCTTGGAGTGGTAGTTCAATGTAACGCGCGGATCTACGCGAAACATTATAATATCACCCGCTTGCACAGCATCAAGATAGTATGTAACATGGAATTCGAAAGGTATGACGAACACATCCGAGAGGTTCAATATGTTGCTCGCGTCATCCCAAGGCTCGCGAATTGTCGGGATGCAACGTGTACCATCAAACATGTGCATCAATTTGCCAGTTTCTATTATGTCTCCGCGCAGGATGATATCAGCGCGCGGAACAGCAATATGTTGGGCACGATCATGAATTGGGATCGAGTCACGGTCGGCTGGAACTTTGCCATCTTCGCATAGCACACCGGGCCACACCAGCGCACGACCATGCGGCGGTGCATCTGCAACGCGCGATTCAAGCAACGCGAGAAACTTGTAAGGCGCGCATTGTTCCGCGCGTTGCTTGTACGGAAACCGCGCATGAATTTGCGCACACCATACATCACGCACGTGCAAACGCGCGCATGTCTGCGAAAGCGCGCAGATATCGCGCGCACTTAAGAAGTCTGCAATATGTTGCATGATGGATGTGATACGTAACTCGTGCATATTCAAAAAAATGTGACCTAACCATCATAAGATATCAACGTGTATTTACACAATCCGGTCGAGTTGATCATGAATGACGCGCCATTGCGGATCATTAAAGATTCGGTCATGATACTATACGCACATTTTACTTCGTATTGAATCCCTTCGTACTCGAATTTGAACCGATCATCGTCGCTCTTCAGTTCTAATACTCTCGCGTCAATACGGCAACTAATGTGAATATCACTGCAGCGAATGTGGTCGTAGTATGTAATTGGGAACTCGTACGGAATGTTAAATACACTCGAAAGATCCATGCTGTCTTCACGTATCGTTCCCATGCCTTCATCATGTTCAAAGACTCCGTGGTCCACATAATGAGCACGGTGACCATCGAAGATAAACACATGCGTCGTTGCATCGATAATTATGTCACCGCGAATGCAACCGCAGTGTTGATCAATGAATAAATCACGATCACATGCGCGCGAATTCGTATTGTCACCGCATATAACGCGCGAGTTTGCGAAGTGGGTAAGTGACGCGAGGAAAGTTCGCGCATGTCCGTCTTCCGCGCGTTTTTCGAGTGACAATACGAATTCGCGCATTTGTACCGGGCTGCAATCGCAGTTCGGTGAGAATTTTTTGTATGGGAACCGCGCGGATCTCAGCGCACCCCATATATGCGCGAACATGCAGCGGTTGCGCGCGCATATTGCGGACATCGCGCAGATATCGCGCGCGCTTAAGAAGTCCGCGATGTGTTGCATGATGGATGTATGGTAAGCATCGCGCGAATTCATTTTTATGAAAAAATGTGATTAAGTCGCGCGCATCCTTGCAACTATGCGCTGGAATGCATCGGCACCTGCATCGCGATTATATGATCTCGCGGACGCCTTATCGCCGCTTAGATCTGTCTTGATACAACGTCCGGCGTAATAGTCGATATATTTGGCTATCGCCACGGTTGCATTCTCATTATCGAATGGTGGTGGAGGCATTCCGGACATCATGAAGAATGCCGCGGGTTTCATAGCTTCCCAGAGAAGCTTGAGAAGCTCAACCTTGTCAAGTCCAGAGATGTCAACTTCGTCACTTGCCATTGCGAATAATAATCAGAGTGATGGTATATTCAATTTTTCTTGCGCGATTTCATCATAAGAAGTGCGCGCGGCAGTGCGAAGGAGTCAAACTTTTGTGTACAACAACGCTATCTTTTGGTTCCACATGAGTCATTCCATCGAAATCGGTTATCATCCACTCCGCGCCAATATCAACAACATCTAAATAACGTGCGCGACCTCGTGAATCAATGCGCGGTCTTTTCCATCTCTCGCCGACGTGATCGAGCTCGGCCACAGTGAGAATATCACCATGACGATTCGCGCAACAGCAATGAGATGATCTGTCAGCTCTGTTGTACGCCAACCACCCACAAGCGCGACACCGCGAGATCATTCGCGCATATATTGAATATGCAATTCGCGACATATAACACTCTCTCCCATGCTTGTGTACTCTGCACGTGTCAACTGGGTGGCACCAGGCGTGACCTTCCGCAACGTCCGCAGCCCCGGAGGTCACACTCCAGATGAACTCAAAAGCGCAATGCAAAAGTATATTCGGCGCTGTAATGCTTCTGCGGCTGCTTACTGTGCGCGCGAACTCTGCGTGCTTTCCATGTCCGAAGGCGCGCGCCACTCGCGAACTCTTGCGATTGCGACGAACACAATTCATCGCATGATGATTATTTGTTCGGAGGATATCGGACCTGCAATGGGTCCCGCGGATTGGGAATATGTGCGCGATGCGACGCGCGAACTTCTCGACTCGCGCAAGGCGCCAATCGCGGATGATGAAACCGCGCGTGTACAATGCGCGCGTTATTGTGAACTCGCGGCGTTCCTCGCGATTCTTCCAAAATCGCGAATTGTTTCGCACATCCGTTCTGCATGTGTTGCATGGCGCGACCCCGCGGTCGCGCTCCGGCGCGCAATTGAAGACGGCGTACACATGGCACCTGATATCATGCCCGCGATACTCTTGCATGCATCCGCGAAGTACGCGCGAGTTTGCGCGATTGTTGAAGACGCGCGCGATTTCCAGGGTGATGATGTGGCGCGCGATGACATATCTCGCGCATGCGTTGCGATTGCGCGCGCATTCCTTAGCGAACGTGATGAGACACAAGGCGATTATGCAGAATGGACGCGTGAGTTGCGCGATTCGCGCGAGCTTTTCCTGGTGCGCATGATGGCCGCTGCGCATCGCGCGACTTTCACCATGAATTTGCGCGTCACGCGCGATACTGAGCGCGATGTTGAAGAAGCGCGACGTGTTGCCTTTGGCGCTTCAACCACTCTCGATGCGCGCCAACTTGATGACTTTGTATATGACAAACACACCGCGCGCGGTCGCCGAAGCGGGGTAGATAAACGCGGAGCGGAAGGCGCGCTGCAATTCGCGCTCGAAGGCGCGCGAGTCGAATGCGAAGATCCTCAATGGGCCTTGCGTGACTTTGCGGAGTTTTACATTGACAAAAAGACAGTCGAAGCAAGGCTCGACCTTGCTTCGGTTCGCGCATCATTCACTCCTTTCTTGATCCGTGCAGACGCCCCATCGCGCGAGTATGAGAGTGAGGATTCGGCATGGAAGTTCGAAGTGCGCGCGCAACTTGTCACGAGCATGGCGCACACTGATACATACTTTGCAAGCAATCGCGCAGGTCGATGGTACCTGATAAAAGGACCCGTCGCGCCGAGCGTAGCGCGCGATGCTGTCATGATTTCGCGAATCAAACGCGCGATTTGCGGAGATCTTCCGCTGATTCCACTAAGCGTGGCGAGTTGCGCGCGACTCTCTGCGACTCTGCGCAGTCCACTGGGCATGCGCGCGCGTTGGGTTGGTCCCGCGGCGTTCATTGTCGCGCGCGCACTTCGCGGAAGTCGCAGACTCGCGCGCACGACTCGTTCAAGTGCGCGTTGGCCACCAACGGAGGTCATCGATTGGTCGGCGAATGCAGACGAGTGGTCGCGAGAACATGGCCCGATCGCGCTGACATCTGGTGTCATTGCGCAGATCAGAGATGATGCGCGCGCGATTCACGATCTTGTTCTTGCGTGTTTGTTTCGATTCGCACTTGGTGTTCGCGATAACGCAGCGCGCAACTTCATATTGCGCGAAGATTCGCGCATTGTCGCGTGTGATGAAGACAACTTTGAGTGTATAGGAACTGGCGCGATTGCCGATGAGTGGGTCGAATTTCTCGCAAAATTACCCCCTGCGATTGGATCATTCGTGCGCGATGCGAGCGGTTATGACGAAATCGCGCAGTGGCGCGCGCGTCTCCTCATACTCCGCGCAAATGATTTATTTTCGGGTATGAGCGACGAATGGACGCCGAGGTTCGCGCGCATTGATGCGAGACTTGAATTTGTCGAAGGTAAGATGAGGGTATGATTTGGTGTTTGTTTTTTGAATCGCGCGAGGAGTAACTATATCGCGCGCAATCATATGAATCTGATAGAGATACTGCAACAATTCCAGCCAGTACGCGAAAGTTTCGAGAAATTCGCGGGGCTGCGAGTGGGAACTGCACCACTGCGGGCAACTTGTCGCGCGGCAGCCGCATTGTTTGGAAAGCCGTGGCACTGCTCAGCTGACCGGGCGTATGCACTTTCGGGATCTTATGGAAACGCGCGAATGCTCGAAATAGCACTTGAAAAAGGTGCGAAAAATCATTTTAGTTTGCTTTATTGGGCTGCGAGCGATGGTGAGCGCGAGTTTTGCAAATACGCAATGGAACGAATTGCGGAGCCCGGATGCACCGAAAAAATATGCTCTATGTTGAGTTGCCCACTGTTGACCGGAATTACGCCGCGCGATATGATGATGGCTGGAGCTGCTCATGGTGGACGCGCGGAATTCTGCGATTGGGCGATACAACTTGGATCAACTCGGTATGATGTAATGATGTTTTACTCTGCATCGAGCGGACAACAAGAGATACTCGCGCGGTCCATCACACTTGGCGCCGAT